TGATTCTGAGCTATACAGAGACCTTAAGACTTTGCGGAACAGATCAAGAGAGCTTTGTATCAATAATGATTATGCCAGAAGGTTTTTAAAGCGTACTTCTACCAATGTGATCGGTAATAACGGGATTCGTTTGCAGATCAGAGCGACTGATAATAAGGGCGAGCCCTTAAGCATCGAGAATAGCCAAATACTGGAGCATTTTGCTGCTTGGGCTAAGCGTGGCAATTGTACCGCCTGCGGCCGCCTGTCATGGATTGACTGTCAGAAACTATTTTTAGAATCAGTAGCCCGTGACGGCGAGGTTATCGTCCGTCTGGTTAAAGGTTTCGATAATCCGTTTAATTTTGCTCTGCAGTTTATCGAGGCTGATCATCTGGATGAGGATTTAAACCAATCTTTGCCCTCCGGCAACTATATAAGAATGGGCATTGAATTTAACAAATGGAACAGGCCTATTGCCTATCACCTGCTAACAATCCATCCGGGGGAGTCGTTTGTTAACCGATCCACTCAGAAATATCAGCGCATACCGGCGGAGCAAATTATTCATGCTTTTATTATGGATCGCCCGAGCCAAAGCCGCGGTGTTCCGTGGATGCACAGCGCCATGACGCGCCTTAGAATGCTAGCCGGGTATGAGGAGGCGGAACTGGTAGCGGCCAGAGTTGGCGCTTCAAAGATGGGATTTTTTGTCTCAGGCGATGGTGCCGGTTATACGGGCGCCGAGGATGCTTTCGGTAATAAAATCATGGAAGCAGATCCGGGCACTTTTGAGCAGCTACCGTCAGGGATGGATATTAAAATGTTCGATCCAAATCATCCCAATTCGAGTTTTGCCGATTTTGAAAAATCGATCCTCAGAGGAATAGCCAGCGGTCTTGATATTTCCTACGCTACTTTGTCGAATGATCTGGAGAATGTCAATTTTTCCTCAATCAGGCATGGCAGTTTGGAAGACAGGGACAGCTGGCGGTGCTTGCAAACTTTCGTGATTGAGCATTTTTGTAACAGAGTGTTTGAGAGCTGGCTGCTTATGGCTGTGACCTCCGGCAGGCTTGATTTAAACATAAGAGATTTTGATAAATATAACAGCCCAATCTGGCGGGCTAGAGGTTGGGCATGGGTTGATCCTTTAAAAGACAGTCACGCAAATGAAATTGCCATAGCCCAAAAGACCAGAACAAGAAATCAAATAGCAGCTGATCACGGTAACGATATTGAAGAGATCTTTCAGCAGATAGTATTTGAGGAAGAGCTGGCCAGAAAATACGGTCTGGAACTTACTCCCAAAGATGAAACTAAGAAGCAAGATAAAGAGGTAACACATGACGAATCAGACGATTAAGACTGGTATCTTGTACCGGCACAGTACTATCGAAAAAGAAAGACAAAAAAGTGAAGGCGAGGAAGACAACAAAGAAGATCGAAGTTTTTCCATTTCTTTCTCTAGCGAAGAGACGGTGGAGCGATTTTTCGGCCTTGAAATACTGGATCACAAAAGTGAGAGCGTCAAGCTTGATTGGCTTAAATCCGGCAGAGCTCCGCTGCTACTTGATCATGATCCCGCAAAGCAGATTGGGGTTGTTGAGACGGCTGAAATAGCCACAGGTGGCAAGGCACGAGCGAGAATAAGGTTTGGGAAAAGTAAACTGGCGGAAAATGCTTATAGAGATGTGATTGATGGGATTAAAAGCAATGTCTCTGTTGGCTATCGTTATCTACAAGATGGAATTACCTTAGAGCGGGAAGCGAAAGATAATCAGCCCGGCATTTACCGTATTAATAAATGGGAGCCGCTGGAGGTGTCGCTGGTGTCAATTCCCGCTGACCATACGGTGGGTATTGGTAGAAAAAATAATGAACAACAGACAATTTTTAATGTGAGGAACAACATGACCACAGAATCAAATAATATAGAAACTATATCGACAACAGTAAATGCAGGCTTTAATCCGGCACAAATCAGACAGGATGAGACTGACAGAGTATCTGAAATCATCGCCCTTGGTGACAGGCACAATATGCGAGAGGCAGCGATGGAGTTTATACGTGAAAACAAATCTGTAGACAGTTTCAGACAGAAGGTATTGGAGCAGTTAAGCCACTGCCCTACAATCAATACCTCCTCCCCTGATCAGGCAATAATTGGCATGAGCGATAAGGAAGTACGCAGTTTCTCAATTTTGCGGGCAATTAGGGCAGCCTCTACCGGCAATTGGAGCGAGGCAGAGCCGGAAAAAGAAGCGTCAAACGCAGTCGCCAAAAGAATCGGCAGAGAGCCGGCGAGCTTTTTTGTACCTCTTGATGTGGTCATAGAACAACGGGGTTTTGAGTCACGTAATCTGCAAAAACTGACTAACGCAGCCGGAGGATATCTGGTTGGTACCGATTACCAAAGTGGCAGCTTTATCGACCTGCTCCGCAATAAAATCATGGTGGGGCAAATGGGGGCTAAGGTCATGAGCGGCTTGCAAGGAGATGTAGCGATACCGAAGCAAACAGGCGGGGCTACCGCTTTCTGGGTATCTGAGGGGAAAAGTCCCGAGCATAGCCGGCAGTCATTCGGTCAGGTTACCCTTTCGCCAAGAAGCGTCGCCGCTTATACGGATTTTACCCGAAAACTGGTGCTACAATCCAGCCCTGACATTGAAAATCTGGTCAGAAACGACCTTGCCACCGTTATCGCTCTTGAGATTGATCGGGCAGCCATTAACGGCAGCGGTATTGGCAACGAGCCTGCCGGCATACTCAAAACCAAAGGTATAGAATCAGTTATCTTTGCCGATGACAATAAAATCAGCTGGGGCAAAATAGTTGATCTTGAGAGCAAAATAGCCGCTAAAAACGCCGACATAGGCAGCCTTGGCTATTTGTGTAACGCAAGGCTACGCGGTATACTGAAACAGACTGAGAAAGCGGAGCATACGGCGCAGTTCCTCTGGGAAAACGCTAGCGGTGAGTCCGGTTTTGGTTACCTTAACGGCTACAGAGCCTGCACCACTAACCAGATGCCGGCAGATACTTTGCTGTTTGGCAATTTCGGTGATCTCATTATCGGCCAATGGGGAGTTTTGGACGTCCTAGTCGACCCCTATACCTTGGGTACAAGCGGCGGCATCAGAATCCGTCTTATGCAGGATGTCGACATAGCGGTAAGGCATGCGGAAAGCTTTGCAGTACTGAGGAAGTAAGCCATCTTTCCCGTCCCTACGAATCTGCAGGACGGCAATAGAAAGCACTATATATAAAATCGCATGCCGTTTCAGGAAGATTTTAGCGAGTTTCTGGATGATGAACAAGGCTTTGCAGTAAAGGCAAAGGTTACACCTAGCCAAGGGCAGCCTTATTTCGTCACAGGGATTTTAGCTAACGAATATCTGGAAATAGACGGCGGAATGGCAGGGATTAGCGGCAGCAGACCGGTTTTTGAATGCGCCGCAAAGTCACTGATATCGGCGGAATATGGCGACTTACTTACCGTTAACGGGCAGAATTTTCGCATTGTGGAAATAAAACCGGACGGCAGCGGCTGGGCTTCCCTGATACTTGAAAAACAATAACAAAAGAGGAAAAAATGGCGCATGCGAGAACATCGATAAGGCAGGCTTTTGTCCGTGCCTTAAAAGGCAAAACAGCAGCAGGCATCAATGTGTTTGACAGCAGGTTATATTCTATGGAAGCGGGAGCTTTGCCGACTATTATTATATTTTCAGGTAGTGAGGAAGTTATAACCGGTACCATCAGCCCGCCCCGCTCGCAAAACAGGATCGTTAAAATTACCGTTGAATGCTACGCTAAAGCTGCTGCGGGCGCAAATGTGGCAGTTGATAATCTGGCTATGGAGGTAGAAGGAACGGTTTTTCGTGATCCAAACCTGCCAAAGATTTACAAAGACTGTAAGCTGGAATCTACAAATATCAACCTAAACAGTGACGGTGACCAACCGGTAGCGGTAGCAAGTCTGGTGTTTTCAGTGCTCTATCGTACCCGTGAGGATAGTCCTGACTCTATTATATAGTGTTTAAATATAATAATGTAAAAATTGAATTATTTTCTACTTAAAGAAATATTGTGTATATAAATATATACAATGTCATTCAAGGTTACGCTCACCGACAACCAACTGTCTCGCACTGGACGCCCAGCATTTCCAAAGTCAACTAACGAAAACATCACAGTTCAGCAAGGAGAGGATAGAAGGCACATACTGCATGGAGCAACCCAAATTACCGATGTGTTGATTGATTCATTCAACCGCATTATTAGAAAACAAAGCATCCCAGCATTAGAGAAGCTTATCGATGGCTTCTTAAGCAGCTTCAGACAACGTGGCATCAGTTTTAAGATAGCCAAAACAGCAAGTTTAGTAAAGAAGGTAGAAAAAGTGATTATCATCGCCTTTAGCAAGGAACAAAATCTGGTAGCAGGATCAGCAGTTCAAAATCAGGGTATCGAGAAGGCGAGAGAGACAATTCACTCTATTTGGAGCAAATTAACCGATTATTGCGCTGCAGGTATCAGAAACCTTGCTGAAACCAAGACTAAGGCTTTATCATTGATAGTAAAAAGTTTAAGCAGCAGTGGCGATGGAGAAATAGCCAAATACAGGGTGTGGATATTAAAGCTACTGGAAGAGTCAGTAAAGAATATCAGTAAAGCAACCGGACTATTTAAGCTACTTTCTGATTTTGAGTTCTCTTGTACTTTAGATATTGTGCATAACGGTACAACTAAAGAGCAGAATATTTGGGGACTCCAGATGGCTGGAAGATTGCACAGAGCTATCCTGCTTGAGGATGAGGAAACTATTTACGAAGTTCTGCTTTAAAAAGCATATAGCAGATAACAATTAGCAACCAATAAATATATTGAGCAATATATTTTTTTACAATTAAGGAGCAAAAAAAATGGCAGCACATGCGGGATCAGAAGGAATAGTAAAAATAGGTGACAACCAGATAGCCGAAGTTAAATCATGGTCACTTGAAGAGGTATGCGATACGGTTGACGCCAGTATTATCGGGACAGAGTGGCGTAAGCATCTGGCAACTATCAGGAGCTGGTCAGGATCGATTGAGGCGTTTTGGGATGAAACGGATGCAAACGGGCAAGGGGCTTTTAAACTTGGCTCCTCAGTAGAGTTAAAGCTTTACCCTGAAGGGGTGGGCAACGAAAAGCATTATTTTAGCGGCACGGCGATAGTCAGCAATATCTCAAGACAAGGCGCTTTTGACGGTCTGGTTGAAAGTTCCTTTAGCTTTCAGGGAAACGGTAATTTGACTAAAATTAAACAACAGCAACAGCAAGAGAATTAGGAGGGATAAATGACTGAAAATATTATGGACAGAGTAAGGGCGCACTTTGACGCAAGAGAAACAAAGATCATTGAGGTACCCGAATGGGGGAGCGAAAAGACCCCGCTCTATATTTACTGCGCGCCTTTGACTTTGGCGCAGAAAAACCGCCTGTATAAAATGTCCAAAGAAGATGACCTTGGACTAATGGTTGAA